TTGTTTCTGTTACACCTTCTAACCAAAGTTTAGCTTCATCATCCATATCTAAACCTTGATCTTTGTATCTTAGTGAGAACCAAGGAGTAGAAGGATTAGTCAACATTCCATGTAAAGATGCTGCTAATAATTCTACTGCTTGTATTGGAGAGGAATCGAAAACTAATTCTGTACGCTTATCACCTTTTGATCTTGTTCTAGTTACATCTGCTTTTCTAGGTTGCATATAGTCTGCAACTTCTTGCCAATGTGTTTCCCAGTTTTGGCGACCAGTTTTCAGGCGATCAAATCTCGCCATGATAGTTTTAGTTAAATCGGTTTTTGCCATTATACGCCTAGTAATATTGGTTTACTTAATGTGAAATCTTTTGATGTACCTTGTTGAAAAATTGTTCTTCTTCTTCCTCTCTTCTTAGTTTTTCTTGCATCATATTTTTCAGCTTCTTCTTTTTCAGCTATCTCTGTAGAAGTTGGAGCTTCAGTAATTAAAGTTCTCCCTCCCACTTTTTTTTCTTGAAGCATAACTGGTGGAGCATCATTATCTGGTCCTCCTCTTGTTGCTGAACCGGGATTACCAGAAGCAGTTATTTTTCCTGACATTCTATCTTGAATATAATCTTTATATCCAACATCACTTAGTTCATAATTTTCAAGTCTGCCTCTACTTTTTAATCCTTTAAAATATTCTACATTTCTTTCTAAGTTTTTTTGTCTAGCTTTTTGAAAAGCATTTAATATTGTTGAACCCGGAATACCTTTTGGAACCTCACCAATTTTTAAATTATCTAATCTTAGTAAATCTCTTTCTGTTTTTGTTTTTGTTGTTTTACCTGTGCCTGAAAATTCATTAGCTTGATATGTTTTTTTAAATTCTTTTTGTTTTTCATTTTGTATTCTAGTTCTGTTATTATTTGATTTACTAGTTGTTTTTACACCGCCTTGATTACGACTTCTACTGTAACTACCTGTTGTAGTTTTTCTATTAGATGCTCTTTCATGTGCTGCTGTATGACCCGGCATATTATTTTCCTAACAATGTTTCTAACGCATCCTCTTCGGTTTCTTGTATTCCAAGTGGACCAGTTAATATAGTATCTTTTCTACCTTTTCTTTTTCTTCTAATAGCGTCTTGTTCTTTTTTAATTCTTTCCTTTTCTTCAGGTGTCAATTCATTTGAAGGTGGCTCTGGAGCAGGTGGCGGTGGCGGTAGGGTTGGTGGTTTCGGTGTTAAAAATCCCATAATTATAAAATCCTGTATTCATTATCTGCTACACTTTGTGGAGCAATTTGTCTATCATTTATTTCTTGTAGTCCAACAGCTAGATACCTCATGGCATCGCAAGCGTGTGAACTCCAATCATGTACAGGTTTCGATCTGAACATTCTATTTTTGTCGATGTACTTCCTATGGTAGTGTCTTAACGCATCTATTAAGTTTTTGCAATGGTCTACATCAATCCAACATCTAGGTAGGATCATGGTGGTTGCGTGTATGCCATCTTCTAATGGTATTTTTGGTACGACCTTAAACCTAATTCCTAATTGATAGGCGACCTCTCTCCGGGTCTTACCATTACTAAAATCTGTAACTTCGATGTCGTGTGGTGCAAAATGATCTTTGTAGATGTAATCTTTTTCCTTTATCATCTGAATATAATGCGGTAGTCCTTTACCTCTTTCCTCATGATAGTCGATAATATTGATTGCTCTACCTAGTTGTTGAAAGAATATGATTGCACTATGATCTGAAACTCCCAAGTCCCAACTTGTTGAAACTGGTAGACTAGGATCGTAAGGTACTCTTGCTATCTGTCTTTTGTTATCTAGCTTTGCAATCTCATCGCCATAGATAGCACCTTCGATGTTTGCGATCCAATCACACTCAAACTCTTGTAAGAACTTCTTTTCACCCATCACCTCTTTCGCTTTGTCTAATTCCTCTTGGTCGACAATTTTCGTATCGCTAGCTTTAGCTTTATAGTGAAACCAATCATCCGCACCTTGTGCGTGTTGATACAATTCATAAAAATTATTATTCATACCTTGCGGTGTACCAATAAAAACACAGTACCCCTTTCTATCGGATAGTGCTGGTCTTATAATCTCAGGAAATAATTTATCATTTACATTTGCATACTCATCAATCACGCAGCCATCAAGGTAGATACCTCTCAAGCCATCTGAGTTTTCTGAGCCTAGCAAGGTGATACGAGAGCCATTTGGTAAATCAACTCTCAGTTCTGTTTCGTTAAATTTGGTGTGGGGTATTTTGGCGGTGAACTGTTTTATATAATCCCAAGCAATAGCTTTTGATTGTTTGAAGGTGGGTGATATATAGGCGTACCTAGGGTTCTTGTTCTTAGAAGTTAAAGCTGATCTAATTAAATGATTCAATACTGCAACTGTCTTACCGAACCTACGATGACATACGAGAACATTCCATCTGTGTTTATCTATTTGTTTATGAATGTAGGCTTGATGCTTACGAGGAGTATAAGGTATTTTTATATCCATACATTAGTGAATTTCTTTACTTGGCATATTTTCATTTATGGGGTGGTAATCAAAACCTAGCTTGGTCATAGCAAACATTGTAAACAACTCTGCTGTAGTGTGATCTTCCATATTAAAGAACTTTATAACTACATTGTTTGTTTTCTTTTCAATGTAACAGACACAATCCATATCTTCTGATGAAAAATAGTTCATATACTATATCTAGTTTATTATTGTTGGTCTGGCAAGATGAAGATGAAGCTGTGTGTAAGGGTGTCCTCTAATCCCATGTATATATATGTTGTGTCTGCGGCTGCAATATGGGGTGTATGGCAAAAAACAAAAACAAAAACTATAGATAATCGCAGGCAAAAACACTTTAACCAGTGATAATCTTTTATTATCAACACGACAATTCGGTTAATATCTATGTAATTTGTGATCCGCTTATATATACGAGATTTTGCAAGGGGTCGTTGTGTATCTTGATACGATCTTTAAGGACCAATAAAAAACCCCTAACTAAAATTAATTAATTAGGGGTTAATGTTTATTATTATTTAGATGGTAACTGTAATAATGCAGGCGGTATATAATATTCAATACCAGCTTCATTATATATTTTTTTAGCTTCTATTTGAGCTGTATGTAAACTAAGACCCATATTAAAAACAGCTTCAACTTTGTCGTGAAGATCCTGCAATACTTTTCTTAATTTATGATTATCTTCTATATACTTAAAGCTCTCATCATAGCAGCAACTGTTTAAATCGTCTATAAACTCATCAGACGCTGGACTATCTATATCATTGGTCCTATAACTATTAAAATCTTTAGACCAGCTTCTAACATTAGAGACCCTTGTTAAATGCTCTGATACGTCTTTAGCTTTTTTTTGCATATCTAAAAAGAGCTTTTTTTCAGTAGCGTCTTTATTTTGCATATGCTTTTTATATCTCTTTTCTGAATCAATTAAAGCTGCCATCTTTTTATCAACTTTAACTAATTTCTGAAAAGAGGGTTTTTTCTTGTCTGATAGTTCCTGAGCTTGCTGCTGGATCTCAGTTCTAACAATTTGAGCTTTGTCTCTAAATAGGTTTCTAGCTCTATTTAGATTATATTCCTTCTCATCTTTTCTTATTGGTGTCATGTTTACCTTTTTTTTAGTTGTTTGTTTTTTGTCATAATTGACATTTAAACTTTTATAACTATATAACCAAAATGTCTATATATATTTACACCTGCGACATT